ATGGCTGTAAGAAAAACAAAAAAAGGTTTAGCTCTTAAAAGATGGTTTAAAGAAGACTGGAGAACTCCATCTGGAGAGAAAGACTATAGTAAAGGTGAAAATACCTTTAGGCCTACAAAAAAAATAACAAAAGATACGCCAAAAACTTGGTCACAATTATCAGCTGGCGAAAAACGTGCAGCTGCAAGAGAAAAAAACAAAAAAGGACGTGTAAGCAGGTATAAGGGAGGAGGTAAATTTTATAAACAACACGATTAATTAAAAATTAAAAAAATGAAACACAAGAAAAAAATGTCTTACAAAAAAGGTGGTAAACTTAAGCCAGTAGACAAAAAAAAGAATCCTGGTTTATCTAAACTTCCAACAAATGTTAGAAACAACATGGGCTACATGATGATGGGAGGAAAGGTTAAAGTAGATAAAGCTCCAGGAGGAATGAAAATGGGTATGAAAAACAAAATGATGAATTATGCTGGTGGCGGTAAAATGCTAAACGGCATGTCTATACAAAAAGCTGCCAAAGGTATGAAGATGAAGTACGGAATGGGTGGTTCTTATAGACAGTTAGACTAATGGCAACACCTGCATGGCAAAGAAAAGAAGGTAAAAGTCCATCTGGCGGTTTAAATAAAAAAGGGGTTGAATCATATAGAAGAGCAAACCCAGGAAGTAAATTAAAGACCGCAGTAACGACTAAACCTTCTAAATTAAAAAAAGGTTCTAAGGCTTCAAAGCGTAGAAAGTCTTTTTGTGCAAGAATGAAAGGAATGAAAAAAAGATTAACCTCAGCTAAAACAGCGAGAGATCCTAATTCAAGAATTAATAAGTCTTTGCGTAAATGGAATTGTGGTAGTGGTTGTAAAATGCCAGCTAGACCAGTATCTAGGTCTTTTTATAAGCAGTTAGATTAATGGCTGAGCAACCAAAGTATACATTGCAATATTTATACGACCGTTATAAGAAAAAATATAAAGCGGTTGAAATGGATAGGGCAAACGAATACAATGAAATAGCTATGAAGGTGCATGGTGTGGATTTAAGACAAAGATACCATGCAACATTAGCAGCAAAAGAACAAAAGGCAGGACCTTATGGTCTAGGAAGAGTGAAAAAAGTAAAATATGGGTAAAATAAAATTTGATCCGCAAAAATATAGACCTGTGCCTAATAATGGGCACCCAGATCTTAACCCAGATTCGGTAGCATATCAAGAATACTGGGCTAGAGAAACTGAAAGGTGTATTGACGGCTTCAAACCAAAGGGTATGAAGAAAATATCAGGTAAGTATTACTTTTATCTAAATTATTACAAGATATTGGGTAATGACGGCACCTCTGGTAACCGTAAAACACTAATACACCCTTGGTATAGAGCTATGGATCATGAATATTTTGATACTATAGAAACATGTAAGGCAGAAGGTAAAGGAATGATTGTAATAAAAGCCAGAGACAAGGGTTTTTCTTATATGAACTCTGGAGCTGTAGCACATGAGTATACTTTTTTTCCGTTTAATGACGTTGGAGTAGCGGCAGGACTACAAGCAACGGCAGATGCGTTCTTTGACAAAACAAAAAAGGGTTTAAATGGTATACACCCTAATTTTAAACACTCGGTACTAAAAGATACTGATGGTATTATGCGTTCTGGTTATAAACAAAAGAACAAAGATGGTAAATGGGAGATAGGAGGCTATCAATCAACCATTATATGCAGAACCATGGACAATCCAGAGGTATTTAAAGGAGAAAGGGTATCACTTATGGTATTTGAAGAGGCTGGAGAGTTTAAGAAACTTAAAAACGCCTACATGTCATCAAAAGCATGTTTTATGGATGGTGATTTGCAGTTTGGAGTACCTATTGTAGGTGGAACAGGTGGTGATATATCAAAAGCTAGTAAGGACTTTATGGATATGTACTATAGTGCGGATGCATACAATCTAATACCAGTATTTATACCAGCTTCTAAAGCATATTATGGATTTTTTGACATACAGACAGGTAAAGAAGATCAAGAAGGTGCAAAGTCAAAATTAATAGCTGACAGAGAAGACATACAAAGCTCTGGTGATAACGAAGCTTACAATCTACACATACAAAACTACCCACTTACAATAGAAGAAGCGTTTTTAAACACGCATTCAGCAAGATTTGACATATCATTGTTAAACGCACAAAGGTCAAGAATATTGTCAAGCAAAGACCACAGAAGTCAAATACAAAGAGGGTATCTTGACTGGGAATTAGGAGTAGAAGAGCCAGTAGTAAAATGGAAACCACATCCAAATGGTCCATATAAAATACTAGCACATCCAGAGCCAGAATACAAAAACTTAGATATAGGAGGCATTGACTCTTATGATCAAGACAAGGCTGGGGCTTCAGAATCTTTGGGTAGTGCAATAATTTATCGTAGATTTGCAAATACCGACATGTCAAGCGATTACGTAGTTGCTGAATATACAGACAGACCAGACAAAAAAGAAGATTTTTGGGATGGGTGTTTAAAACTTGCAGTATATTACAACGCTAAAATGCTGGTTGAATATACAAAAATAGGTATTTTAGACTACTTTAAGAGAATGAATGCTCTGAAGTACTTAAAAGAAAAACCAGAGAGCGCACACAACCCTGGAACAAAAACAAGAAACAGATATGGTGTGCATATGAACAAACAAGTAAAGTCTTTATTAGAAGATCTAATAGATGATTACTTAAGAGAGAGTGTAGAGGATATTTGGTTTATAGATTTAATTGATGAATTAGCAAATTACGGTTTGCAAAACACTGACCGCGCTATGGCTTTTGGTTTGTGTTTAATTCACAATATAGACAACTATAGGATGCAGGTAAAAGCAAAAGAAGAAGAATTAGTGGATATAGGATTGAGATATTATAAAATGGGATTCAACGGAATACCACAACAAATTAATTAGAAATGGAAAAAACGTACAAATCAATGCCGTCAATGGTGGTTGCAGAGAAAGATAAAAACGAAGACTGGTGCAGATCCGTTTTATTGGCTGTAACGCAATATATGGGACACGAAAGTGGTGAATATCACTCAAACAGGACTAAAGATATAAGAAATTACCAAATATACAACGGACAGTTGTCACAGGGTGATTATTCTTACATAACAGAGCAATATGGTTTAACTTATCCTGCAAGACTGGTAAATTACCCTATAATAACACCTAAAATTGATTTGTTAATAGGAGAAGAACTAAGAAGACCTATGGATATTAAAGTTACAACAGTAAACAAATCTGCTGTACTTAGAAAACACGATCATAAGGTAGCTTTAATCATGAGAGATTTGTTATCAGATTTCCATAAAGAAATACAAGAAAAAATGAACATAGATGTTTTGATGGAAGGTCAAGGCATGCCAGTTCCTGAAGATATAGAGACATACATGAAATACAACTACCGAGAAATGGTAGAAGAAACAGCCCAAGACGGCTTAGAGTATGTAACAAACAGATATAATTTAAAGGATGTAATGAAAGAAGGGTTTAGAGACCTTTTAGTTACAGGAAAAGAATTTTACAAAGTATCTATACAAAATGGAGACCCATATGTTAGAAGGGTAGATCCAAGAAACATAGTATATGATGATTCTTTTCATTCAGACTTTTTAGATGATGCTGGTTGGGTAGGTGAAGAAAGATATTTATCTGTAAATGAAATAAATGATGAATATAAAGATAGCTTAACAACAGATGATCTAATAGAGCTAGATAAAATGCGTAATTTATACGTAGGAGGAGATATGGACAACTACAATAGTAGTTTTGAATGGGTGGATGCAGCACATGGTAGAGATAATCGTATTAGAGTAGTTAGTTGCGAATGGAAATCGCTTCGTGCACTAAGATTTAAAGTGTCTGAAAATAAATACAACCCATCAAGACCATTTAGAAAGTTAGTAAAAGACACATATAGAAAAAGAAAGGGTGATGTTATAGAAACAAAATGGGTAGACGACATATGGGAGGCTACTATGATAGGTGGTAAGATATTGGTAAACGCTAGACGTAGAGACAATCAAGTTAGAAGTGTAGATGATCCAGGCAAAACACCACTTTCATATGTTGGGTGTATATACGGAAATACAACAGGTAAATCTACATCTATGGTTGACTTACTTGACAACATACAAATGCTTTACAATATAGTAGTATACCAAATTGAACTTGCTATGGCTAGATCAGGTGGAAAAGCAGTAGTTTATGATGTTTCGCAGTTACCAACCAATGTAGGTATGGATATGCAACAAGTTCTTTACCATTTAAAAACAGATGGTATTATACCAATAAACTCAAAGGACGAAGGTAATCAAGTACAATCTTTTAATCAGTTTCAGCAAATAGATTTTACATTATCACAATCTGTACAGCAGTTAATTAATTTAAAAGTTATGCTAGAGGATATGGCAGGTCAAATATCAGGTGTATCCAGACAAAGAGAAGGTGCTGTAGGTCAGTATGAGTATGTAGGTAACGTACAAAGAAGTGTTGTACAATCAGCAACAATAACAGAAAGTTGGTTTTATTCTCACGCTGAGTGTAAACAAAGAGTTATGGAAAGAATATGCAATCTTATGAAAGTGTGTTGGGCCAACGGAAAAAAAGCTGGTATGATACTAGGTGATGGTGCATATAAGTTTTTAAATGTTATGCCTAATATAGCCTTGCAAGATTACGGAGTGTATGTGGGTGATAGCGGTAAAGACGACTCTATGAAACAAGTAGTTCAACAGTTAGCGCAATCTGCTTTACAGTCAGGAACTATAGATCTTCTTGGTGTAATTAAAGTTTTAAAAGCTGATACTATGACAGAAGCAGAAAAAGTATTAGAGCAAGCTATGACTGAAATGCAAAAACAACAACAAGCACAACAGCAACAAGCAATGCAAGCACAACAAGCTGCAGCACAAGTTAAACAATCTGAATTTGAAGCTGAAGCTCAACTTAAACAAATGGACAATGAAGCTAAATTACAAGTTGCACAAATTAGCGCAGAGTCTAGAATGCAAGTTGCTAAAATACAAGCTGAAGTTGACAGAGATATACACGATACTAAAGAACAAAATGAAGTGCGTAAAAAAGCAGCTGATATTTATGTAGACAGACAAAATAGGACTGAAGAAAATAAAAGAGAGGATGACAAGAACGCGACAGGAGGTACAACTGCTGACGATCTAAAAAGAGCTGTAGAAAAGTTATAATAAATATTTTGTATATTTGCAAATTAGGGAGTATTAATTAAAATAAAATAAAAAATGTCAGAAGAATCAAAATTAGTAGATGAAGTTGTTGAAACAACATCTTCAGAAACAACAGAGAGTAAAGAAGCTTTTAATCCGTTAGCTTTTGCAGCGGATGAAGTTTATAATCCAAAAACAGAAAACACAGAAACGGAAGAAGAAGTAAAAGAAGAAAAAAAAGAAGAGTTAGCAGAAGATGAAGATGGATTTTCTTGGGATAAGGTAGATGTAGAAGGCAAAGGAGAGTCGCAAGAAGAGGAATACAACTGGGAAGGAGAAACAGAAGTAAAAACTGAAGAAAAACCAGTTGAAGGAGATTTAGATTGGAACAGATTTGGAAAAGAGTTAGGTATAGATTCAGCTTCAAAAGAAGATTTTATAAATGCTATAAATACACTTCAAAATAAAGCGCAGACTCCACAAGCGCCAGTTAATGATCAGGTGGCTGAGTTAAAATCATATTTAAATTTTTCAGATAGAGATTTAGTAGCTGAAGAATTGAAAGCTGATGGTATTGAGGATGCAGAAATAGAAGAATCTTTAGATAAATTGGAAGATTCAGGTATGATGAAGATGAAGGCAAAAAGCATTAGACGAGTAATCAATGGTGCTATAGATCAGCAAACAACTGCAGCGCAACAAAAAGCACAGCAAACTCAACAGCAAAGAGAACAAGCTGCGGAGCAAGCAAAAAAACAATTAAAAGAACAAATAAAAAACATGAACGAATTCATGGGCGGGAAAGTAACAAAAAAACAGAAAGAAGAAGTATATAGATATGCTACTGGCGATCTAGCTAAAGACATTTACGCAAATCATGCCAATGTTGCTGATGTTGCAATGTTTATGTTGTATCGCAAGCAGATTGAAAAAATTCTTCGTTCTCAAGGTTTAGAAGACGGCAAAGCCGCTATTATGGATAGTATAGTCTCTCCGAACCTTAACACTGGAAAAGGCAAATCTAACTTCAAAGTGAAGTCTAGTAAGTTTGATCCAAAAGCGTTCATGAGCGAGTAAGCTGAAAAAGAAAAGACAAAGTCTGCTTATAGTTGAAAGTTAATTGAACAAGTAAAAATAATGTTTAATTAATAAAATTTAAAAAAATGGCAACACAAATGTATCCTGGATCTTATGGATCTGGAACAACAGCAGAGAATGCTTTGAATACAGCCTTAATGCAATACCCAGAGATTGCAAGAACGCTAATTCAACAGTATCCTCGTTATGCAGCGACTTATCTTTTAGAAAGAACTGGTCGTTTTGCTACAGAGAAAGTCCTAGGGGACAACTCTTTTGAATGGAAGGTGATGGGTAGATACAATGCTCCATCATTTTCAACAGGTTTCTTTAAAGGTGGTACTGATACTGCTTTTACATCATCTCCAACTGCAGCTTCAACAGTGAATGTAGCAAATGCAGATGCAAACGGTAATGAATTTGAAATCCTTATAGATGGTACTGCTTCAAGCAGAACACCAGACTTTTTAAACAAGTTTGACATGGTTAGATTCCAGTCTGGAGCTACTGCAATAGTAATTGAAGACCCAAGATCTAACGATTCAGGTCAAGGCGCTTCAGGAGACCGAATTGTTAAGTTTGAAATGGTAGACGCTTCAACAGCTCCATTAAAATTAACTGACGTGGCTGATGAGGCTATTATTGCTTCTATTGGTTCTGCGTTTCCTAACGGATCAGACGGTGCTGATGTAGGTGAAAACTATGTTTACCCATCTACTTACACTAACTGGTTAACTACAATGCGTAAAAAAGTTTCTGTAAGTGGTAAAGACTTAACTGATGTAACTTGGATTGAAAATAACGGTTCAAGACTTTGGTACTTTACTAAAGAACAAATGATGATGGATGAGTTTATGTATCAGCAAGAATTACAAAGATGGTACGGAAGAAAGTCGGTAACTGATACAACTGTTCAGAGACCAGGAGCTTATAATTCCTCTGCACTTGGTACTTCTGGTACTCAAGCTTCTTCTATAATTACAGGTGATGGTTTATTAGCACAGATTGATTCTGCTAACCAAGCAACTTACTCTATGGGGTCTTTAACTGAAGACATAATCACTGAGTTTATTGCTAAAATTTCATTAAATACACAATCAGCTGAAGGAAATGAGTTCGTTGTATTTACTGGAACTGAAGGTAGATTAGCATTCCACAGAGCTATGAAAGATCTAATTGTTGCTCCTGCGGGCGCGTACACAGGTGGATCTATGTCGGGTGTAAGTGGTGACGTTAGCTTAGGCGCGAACTTTGTATCTTACAGTGCATTAGGTAACAAGATTACTATTGCCCACTGTCCTGTATTTGATGACCCTAACTTGCATTCTGCAGCTGGTGGAACTAATTCATTTGGTGACAACAGATTAAAAGAATCTGCAAAGATGGTATTCATGGACTTCGGAAAATCTTCTGGTGTATCTAACGTTGAGTTAATTACAAAAGGAGCTGAAGGAGTTAACAGAAGTATGATCAAGAAGTATGTAGCTGGAATGGTGAATCCTTATGACCAAAAAGCAATGTTGGCTGCTAACGCTGATGACAAATTTGAATGCCACGTGCTT